TGGAACAACGCCAGCCATGCCGCCCGCCGTAATTTCATCGAGGCAGTTGAGGAAGTGGATATGGGGGTGATCGAGCTGTGATGAACGCATTCGACATGAACGCGCTGAGCCCCGAGCTTCGGGAGTTCGCATCCGTGTTTCTCTCGCGGGGCTGGAAGGGCGTCGAGCGCACGTTCGGCAACTCCAACGATGTCCTGCTCAAGAAGATCGCCGCATGTGGCGGCCCTGCGCTGCTCCAGGAGCGGGCACGGCGGCAGAAGTGCGGGCGGAAGGCGGGATCGTGACTTCGCTCCAGCAATCCGCCTTCGTCGCCATGCGCCGGTTCGTCATCGAGCAGGGCGGTCATACATCGGCGATCTACAAGCAGGGCAACGCCTATCGGTGGATGGCGCCGGATGGGCGCATTGCGTCGATCGGGTGGGAGGTGGGCGGCTGATGGCCTACCGCAATCTGGAAGCGAACGATTTCGCCGACGACATGATCGAAGAGCTTATCGCTCGTCTAGCTACGGGCGAAAGCTTGTCCTCGATCTGCTCTGACAAGCGGATGCCTGATCGCAGGACCATTCAGCGGTGGTCGGAGCGCGACGACGATCTTGCCGCGGAAATCGCGCGCGCGCGCGAAGTAGGCTACCGGGAGCGCGGTGAACGGGCAGTCGAGGCGGCGAAGAACGCCACGGATGCCCAACTCGGGCGCCTCGCCTTCGATGCCGAGCGCTGGTATCTCGGCAAGCTCTCCAACGCCTTCGCTGACAAACCTGTTCAGGTCGAGGCTAAGGCCACGGTGAAACTCGATGCTGACGACATCTTCGGACAATTCGCAGGCGCTCTGGAGCGCGCTGCCTCCACCATCGCAAGCGGCGCTAGCGGCACGGTCAAGGTGGCTCCAGAAGGCGAGGCCTGAGCAGCTAGCACCGCCGGGAGACTGGCGGACGTGGCTGATCCAAGCGGGCCGCGGGTTTGGCAAGACCCGGGCTGGTGCCGAGGATGTGGCCTGGTACGGCCTCGCCAATCCGGGTTCGCGCATCGCGATCGTCGCGCCCACATATGCCGATGCCCGTGATACGTGCGTCGAGGGCGACAGCGGCCTCCGCTCGGTCATCCCGGAGATCTGCGTCGAGGCGTGGAACCGCTCCCTTGGCGAGTTCATCCTGACGAACGGCACCCGCTACAAGCTCTTTGCGGCAGAGGAGCCGGAGCGCTTGCGCGGTCCCCAGCATCATCGGGCGTGGTGCGACGAACTCGCGGCCTGGCGCTATGCCGAGACCTGGGATCAGGTGCTTTTCGGTCTCCGTCTCGGGACTGATCCGCGCGCCGTGGTGACGACGACCCCGAAACCAAACCCGTTGATGCGCCGGATCGTCAAGTCGGCGGGAACGATCATCACCCGAGGTTCGACCTTCGACAACGCCGCGAACCTCGCGCCGGCAGCGCTCGCGCAACTCAAGGCCCGGTATGAGGGCACGCGCCTTGGGCGTCAGGAATTGAGCGCCGAACTACTGGAGGACGTGCCCGGTGCGCTTTGGACACGCGAGATGCTGGATGGAGCTCCGGACGCGCCGATGCGTCGGAGGGAAGCACCCGAGTTGCAGCGCGTCGTTGTGGCGGTCGATCCATCGGGCACAAAGGGCGACGGCGGTGGAGACGATATCGGCATCATCGTTGCCGGTTTGGGCGTCGATGGGCGCGCTTATGTGCTTGCCGATCGCTCCTGCAACATGAGCCCGGAAGGATGGGGGCGCCGCGCAGTCGAAGCCTATGCAGAGTTCAAGGCCGACCGCATCGTTGCAGAGCGGAATTTCGGCGGCGCGATGGTCGAAACGGTGATCCGGATCGCGGACAAGAAGGCCGCGTACAAAGAGGTGACTGCATCACGCGGCAAGACTGCCCGCGCGGAGCCGATCGCCGCCCTCTACGAGCAAGGCCGCGTCTCGCACGTCGGCTCCTTCCCCGATCTGGAGGACCAGATGTGCAACTTCACCGCAGCCGGCTACGTCGGCGAAGGCTCGCCGGACCGCGCCGATGCGCTCGTGTGGGCGCTCACGGAGTTGATGCTGGGGGGCGAGTATACGCCGAACTATGGGGCCCTATAGGTTCCCGCGGTATCTCGCCGTCCCGATCCAAAGCGAAACAGCAGAAGTTGGGCTCCGGCCTTTCACCTCGATGTGCTCACCCATGTACGTGCCGGATGCGATCCACACAGACTTCGATTGCTGGAAGGTGCTCACCGTCACTTCTTCATTCCATACCCTAACCTTGCGATCCACTGCCAGCCCTCCTGACCGCCGTAATAGCGCCCTTCCCCCAGCGCGATAACCCCCGCCATGACCGGCGGCCGTATCAGACCTGGAAGTGTCCGCCCCAAGGTGCATGACGGCTTGATTTGGCATGTTCACGCATTGCCCAAAAACCGCAGATTCGCTAAGAAGAGCGGGCCGAAACGACGCGCCAACGTCGCTCCGGCCCTGACCACTGCGAAAGGGTACTTCGCCATGGCTTCGCGAGCCGATATCACGCCTGAATTGTGCCGCCAATTGCTCCGTTACGAGCCGGAAACCGGAAAGCTGTTCTGGTTACCGCGACCGAGATCGATGTTTGCGTCCGATAGGGCCTGCTCAGTCTGGAATGCGCGGTATGCTGGAAAGGCAGCCTTCACGGCCGTCAGCCGCATTTATCACGTTGGAACAATCCTCAATGTGATGGTGAAGGCTCATCGTGTCGCATGGGCAATCCACTTCGGCGAGTGGCCCGAAGTCATCGACCACATCGATGGCGATGGCCTGAACAACCGAATTGATAACCTCCGTTCGATCAAGCAGGCCGACAACCTCAAGAACCTTGCTATCCGCTCCGACAACACAACGTCCGCCGTTGGAGTGTATCGCGCCGGTTCGCGGTGGACAGCGCAGGTGAATGCAGATGGCAAGAGTAAGCACGTCGGAACATTTGACACACTTGCCGAGGCCGAGAGCGCGGCCTTAGAGGCAAGGATTCGTCTCGGCTATCATCCCAACCATGGGCGTTCTGCGGCATGAGGGCTCTGCGCACCTTCGCTGATGGCCTGATCAATGCCATCTCCGGAGTGGGCACCACCACGGATGCTCGAACCTACAACCGATACGCTCCACGGTTCATGTCGGACCAAGAGATTGATTTCGCTTATCGGTCAAGCTGGGTATGTCGGAAATGCATCGACAAGCCCGCCCGCGAGATGGTGCGCGAATGGCGCGACTGGCAGGCTGACAGCGACGACATCGCCAAGCTGGAGGCGGAGGAGCGGCGCCTGAACCTTCGCGGGAAGGTCGAGCAGGCCGAACGCCTCGCCGGCCTCGGCGGCGCAGGGCTGGTGCTGTACGTCGGCGGCTCCGTCGAGGAGCAAGCTCGGCCGCTTGATCCCGCCCGCGTCCAGTCGGGCTCCCTGCGCACGATCCATGTCTGGCACCGCAGCCGGTTCAGCCTCGGGGAAATGATCTCCGATTGGGAAAGCCCGTGGTTCGGCGAGCCCAGCTATTACGAGATCCAGCTCGGCTCGCAGCGCGCTCGCTTCCACCCGTCGCGCGTCGTGCCGTTCAAGGCCGACCCGGTTGCCGACATCATTTCGACCGACTGGCAGACCGCGTTCTGGGGCCAAGCGCGGGTGCAGACGATCATCGACGCCGTACAGAACGTCGATGCCGCCGACACCGGGTTCGCGGCGCTGATCAAGGATGCGCGCAACCGGCGCATCTACATCCCCAAGCTGCTCGACATGGTGGCGACCGCCGATGGCGAATCGCGCCTGGCCCGGCGCCTGCAGGCATTCGCGCTCGGCGAAAGCAGCAACGCCGTGTCCTGGCTCGACGGCGGGGATGGGCAGGGCAACGGCGCCGAGAAGATCGAGGACCGGCAGATGAATTGGGCCGGCATGCCCGACATCATGGCGTCCTACCGCATGGCCGCCGCTGCCGCTGCAGACATGCCAGCCACGGTGATGTGGGGCCAGTCACCTCAGGGTATGAACGCCACCGGCGCAAGCGACATCGAACTTTGGCACAAGACGATCCGGGGCAAGCAGGACCTGGACCTTCGGCCGTGCATGACGCGCATCGATTCGGTGCTGATCCCGTCCGCGCTGGGGCGCGTGGACGACAAGATTTGGTATAAGTGGGCGCCCCTCAGCGCCCCGACCGCCAAGGAAATCGCCGAGACCTTCAAGCTGATCATGGAGGCCGTCGAAAAGCTCGTCGGCATGGGCGTCGTGCCTCAGATTGCGCTTGAGCGAGCGATCCAGAACCTGCTCTCCGAACATGGCTGGCTTCCTGGCCTCGATGAAGCTTTGGCCATGCTCTCGGAAGACGAGCGTTTCCCCAGCCTCAGCGAACCCGATCTGGATGACGATCCGTCTGCATTGCAGGCGGGTGGGCAGCAACAGCCGAAAGGAGGTGGTCCGCAGTCTGGCCGGTCGGGCGGAGCAAATGAGCCTGCATCCGCCCGCCGCGTCTCCGATGCGTGGTTCGAGGATGCAACCCCTCGCCCGCTCTACGTCCAGCGCAAGCTGCTGAACGCCGACGAGCTGACAGCCTGGGCAAAGGGCAATGGCTTCGAAACCACCCTCCCTGCCGGCGATATGCACGTCACGGTCCTCTACTCCCGCGCGCCGGTCGATCCGATGAAGATGGGCCGCGACTGGCGCGAGGATGAGCAGGGCCGGATCACCGTGCGCCCGGGAGGCCCGCGCACGATCGAAAAGCTTGGCGAGAATGCAGTCGTGCTGCGCTTCGCATCGCCTGACCTCGAATGGCGCCACCGC